CACTCAAAATTCCCCAAAACATATCGTAGAGTGAAACAGTTATTTGAACCAGGTTTGGCACTGCTTGACATAACACTACAGAAATATGTCAACCTCTATCCACATTCAAACGAATTTGTGAAATATAACAAATTGTTGAAGGACCCAAAGGACCCATATTTGCAAAAGTATTTGACAATGTCAATCAGAGACACTTTAAAGTTGATTGATCCAGAAGTGGTGATGGCCGAATGGTTTGAGGAAGACAATTCTGACTTTGAAGAGTAAATGCACTACCTATTTCTTTAGAGATTTTCTTTAGAGATTTTCTTTAGAGATTTTCTTTAGAGATTTTCTTTAGAGATTTTCTTTAGAGATTTTCTTTAGAGATTTTCTTTAGAGATTTTCTAAAGAGTAAAATGTCAAAACCCAATCCCAATAGCATGACCACCACCCTGATGAGTTGCCTCGCGTGCTGCAGCATCGGTGTAGCGACCATTTTCCACGTCATGCATCGATTTTGGAAACAAAATCGACCCACCAAGACAACCAAACAATCGACCCACAGCATGTACACCATTTCGTATGGTTGGTTGTTGTGGTTCTTCCATTCGGTCGCATTCTCCTCCCTGTGGATCACGCGGATCATCTCTGTCCATTACAACTACAACGGTGTCACTCGAATCATTTGCCGCGGCAGATACTTCACTGGGAATTTTTTTCCATCCATTTCGGCTTGCATCGGAGACAACTACCCACAACGTTCCCTTTGGTGTGGCGCGATTGCCCTTCACTATTGGATGGGCCCGTGTGGCATTGTGGTCACCTACTACCATTACAAAGAATGCCTGGTCGGAACCGCCCAATGCACCAATTTGAGTCGAGCGGGTTGTTCCGTGGTGGAAAACGTCGGACTGTTGGTATTGTCCATGGTGTCTTCGACAGAACATGGGCGGTTGCATGAAATTGGTTTCATTGTGTATGTGGTTGGCCATGCAACCTCCATGTTTTTGACCATTTTATTGACGAAATACCACATTGCCCTGGAGCAAAACAACACGAACAAAACAAACACCCGGCAACAATTGAAATATTCCATCAAAGCATTGAAATACCGCCAAGTGGTGGCGTTGGTCAACATGGTCAGTTTGTTGTTGTTCTTGTACTTTTTCATCGCCTCGGAAAGAGGACGGTGCAACACGTACGGGTGGTATTCGATGTTTGCCATGTGTGAATGGGTGTATGTGTGGAGTGGCATCGCGTTTCGTGTGGTTGAACAGGTGGATTTGTATTATGTTGAAATTAATGCGGCGGCGGTTGGTGAGAAGTGTGTATGTAGTCTTGTGGACAAAAAGGAATGAAGTGGATAAGAGGAGCGACGATGATGCTTATTTACTTGTGCGTGGATGTTACAGGTTACCATGTACCACTCAGCAGGGCAATTTATTTACCATCAATCATCAAGGTCTTGACAAATTAAAAAATATACATCGGTACTGAGATTACTGTTCACTCGTTAATCTATTTTTTTTCGTATCCGCGTCTAAAATTTGCCTACATGCCCCCCACCGAGCAGTTGGCCATCACTATAGTTTTTGCGTCAGTGTGTTTTTTTATACTGTCTGTTTATCCGCATTTAGTTGTGTATAGTTTCTTTGAATTTGACGACAAATAGATATTGGTCTATGATACGTATGTGACCTAATCGATAATTTTGGAACATTACACGACATCCTATTTTTTACTTTATATATGGCATTTGGCTCGGCGACTTTTATATAAAATAAAGTATTAAAAAGAATTTTCTAAAAAGAATTTTCTAAAAAGAATTTCTAAAAAGAATTTCTAAAAAGATTTTCTAAAAGAATGTCAGACCCTTGGACTATTGCTACCCCTGGAGAGACTCAGAACACAGAACCTCTTTGTAAACACGTATGCGACACACTGGACGTTGACGGCGACGTTGAAGTGGTTGGATGCACTGAATACTACCCTATGGGACTAACAAGATTCGGTGAAATCCAATCTCTCAAAATTTGGTTGAAATGTACAACGCCTTTTTCTTATATCATTAAGATACAACCCCCCGAGACGGGCGAGAGAGTGTTAAAAGCCAAAACGGTGCTGGCTCAGTTGATTATGAAGGACCCGCTCCTTTTGAACGGCGTGACGGATTTTGATTACGATTTAAATACAAACGTCTGGTCGGGACATCTTATTTTCCATGGTCATCGTGTTGACATTTCTCCCTTTTTTGATGGGGTAATTCTCCAAACAAGCGCCATTGTGAACGAGATTATCCGCAATGTCTCGGCCAGTTCCGACCACCAACCGGTCTGTAGCATTGGCATGGTGCTAATTCGTGGTAATGTGGCCTTTCTCGAGTGTGAAAGTACTCCCACCCAGAAGCGATTTTACGAAGAAGCCAATATTCGCAAGTGGATTTTGGAGCATGGTAGTTCTCCTTTTACGCGTTTGCCCTGTGTCGTGTCTGATATTAAGATTCATGACAATGTTCGTGGCGCTGGTGGGCTGTCTTCCGCACCGCGTCTGGCAAAGACACGCGATTCAGTGGACATTTCTACTTCTCCAAAGAAAAAAGCACGTTTGACAATCGGAAAAAAGAAAATCCAAAAGAACATTACTTGCGTGTGGGATTGTTCCGGTTCTATGGGGGGTATGTATGATGAATCGAGAACTGGTCTTCGTAAAACGATTGAAGAGCAACGTGCCCTTGCTATTTCGACTGGAAATCCCACTTCATTGACTGTTGTGACATTTGACAACGAAATTACATGCCGTGTTAATAGTGAAGACATTAATACGGTTGATATTTCGGAACTCGATGACTGGGTGCGTCCTCGTGGTACAACAAGATTGTACGATGCTGTTATCTCCGCAGCTTCCCGCATTTCAAAGAGTCCATGTGATTCTGGTCTGTTGATTGTGATGACAGATGGCCACGATACGGACAGTGAGGTAAGTCCGTCGGTCGTTCGCGAGGTCCTCGAAAAACTAAAAGACGACAAGGACATTGAATGTATTTTCATGGCCGCTAATATTGGCAATGCTCAGATTGTTGGACCTTCGCTGGGTTTCAGTAGTGATACGTCTATTACGTTTACACCCGGAGCAGCTGGTGCGGCTTTCGAGTCTATGAGTCAGTCAGCATTGCGTTCTGTAACGGGTGGTTCTGCACGTTTTACTACGCTTGAGCGTCAATCGTCAACGGGGAGGGTCGACACCGGTCCTCGACACTTTCGTTTTGCAAGTGTTTTGTAGATTAAATTACACATACTATAATAAAAAATATATTGTATATAAAACGAATAGAATGATAGTTGATGACAGAGAGCATGATTTAATTGCGCGTTTTAAGGCAGAGTCTGTCCAGTTTACGGTGGAGCGTTTACCACTGGGTGATATTAAAATCGAGAACAACGGTACTACGGTATTGGTAGAGCGCAAACGCACCGATGACTTTGCTTCCTCTATTACGGATGGTCGCTGGCGTGAACAAAAGTCCCGTCTTGCGGCGTCCGGTGCTATTGTGGTATACCTGATTGAGGGGAGTCTTTATGGGCAGTCAAAGCCTGAAACCACTTTGTCTTCTGCTATTTGGAACACGATGCTCCGTGATAAGATGTGGGTCTTACAAACGCGTGGTATTGAGGATACTTCGTTACATTTGCAGCAGTTGTCTAAAAAGGTGGGTACTGATATTCGTGGTGGTAGTGGTGTGGTGTCTTTGTTGAGTAAGCGCAAGCGTAAGGCGGACAACGTTTTTTTGTTGATGTTGATGTCGATGGTCTCGGAGGCAGTTGCCACTGTGTTGGTGAAGGAATATCCGACATTGTGTGAATTACAGGTCCAATTACAGAAAGACCCAAATAAACTACGAGAGTTACAAATATCGGCAAAGCGTTGTATTGGGAAGGCAACAATCGCGCAATTATCAAAACATCTAATTCAAAGTATATAAATAAGTTTTTTTATGATTAAATGTCGTCGCTAACTGTACAGGGTGTTTTAGTTGAAAAGCCAAACTCGGACCTTGTGAAATGGATAAAAGCAATTATATTTGTACATTCTACGTTTTGTGTGTTTACTGCCTATATTTACACTATGCACGAGGTCACTGATTATCGGTGGACTACTTTGTTAGCATCTTGGGCTATTTTTGGGTTGATTATCCCGATGATAGGATTAGGAGCTTCCAAAAAAACGGAAAAAACAAGATTATCTATTTTTAGTGGAATTCAGGCTTTTTTGGGGTTTTGTAATTTGATAAATTTCTTGTCATTTTCTTCGCTCATGATAACCGTGATAAACTGGTGTGTGTCTGATGAATGTTTGGCACAATTTGACACGCGAAACAAATCATGCATTGTACAATTAGCTGACGAAAAATACGAAATGGACCAATCATATTGCCAAGATATCCCTCAAAACATAGGGACGGCTTTATTTTTCGCCATGTTGTCGTTTACGAGTTGTATGGGGGCTATTCATGCGCGAAAAATGAAGCAGATAGAAATAGTGGATGTTGTGATGGTGGAAAGGACTCGTGTTGGAGCACCAGCAGTAGAGGGAATACCTGAAGATATCCAGGTCGATATACGGGCAGAATAAAAAAATTAATTCTCTAACTGTTTTATTTTACTTTGTAACTCTTTAGCATAATTCTTTAAAAATTCTGACCTTATTAACAGGTCCGACTCGCGCAATGTTTCCCGTGTCAATGGGTCAGTACCTTTGGAACGTACCCATGTTAACAATTGTACTCTGTCATAATAATGGTCATTCACCGGTGTCTTGACTAAATCAGAAGAATAATCTTGTGATATTGGACATCGAAGCATGTGTGTGATGTCGTCCCAATGTGGATTCTCCTCAAACACCGGCTCTAGTTTGGACATAATAGAGATAAGTGCGTCGGTGACATTGGCAATAACGGCCTCTAAAATCATATTGGGTACAATGTCTTGACAGAGCTCGATGGCCCTCTCGGCGAATTTCTGCTGTTTAGGTTGTCGAATCATAAACCGACAAACGTTTTGTGATACTTTTGTTCGCGTGTCTTTTAAAAGAATTTCAATATGAGCAATACGAGAATTAGCGCAAGCATGTTCAAGGGGGAGTCTCTTGTTTTTAAGTGGTATGTTGGGGTCCAATCCTTTGTTTAAACACACTTCTAAATAATAAGCAGGGGCATTCATGATATTCTGCATATGTGTTCGGGGTATTTTCTCAACTCTTTCAATCACTTCCTTGAAAAGTTTTTTATGTTGTCGGCGAATCGCTGCAGCTATACAGGGCGAATCTAAAATTCGAGCAAGACTCACACATTTTAAAGCAGTTACCACATGCATTCTTCCAATAATACTAAGCCATTGGTCTGTACTGGGTTTGTATCCAGATTCTAAACATCGTTGGAGCATCGTTGCGTCATTGCGTCGTAATGCCTTTCGAAATCGTACTGTAATCAGACGGTTGATTTGTTCAATAGTAGCCTTACTCTGACAAACAACCGCCTCCTCCACAATCGGTTCTAGAACCAGTCGTGGTTTTTGCAGTGTTACATCATCACCGGTATCTGGTAACGGCCTTGGACGTTTTAAAGGGGAGTCGTCGACTGTCCTAAGAGGGACGGGTCCGATGTTAGCGTGCCCCAGTTGGAGCATTCTTATCCTCAAAAAAGAGGCATTTATATACCTATAAATCGGATCAGTATTAAAGTAAGTACATTTGTTTAAAATGGAACTACTTCAAATTGGCCAACAACATTTCATCCGACTCTCCGATGTTCATTCCGTTTTTAATATGACAAGAGACGATTTCAATACACGACTAGACCAATACGTTTATGGAAATAAACCACTCGAACGAGAACAATGGCAAAACGTTGACTATTTGTCTTGTAAATCAGCCTGTCATTTCATAGAGTGGCACTGTGACCATTCGTACCGTGTATTGCCTGCTATCTTTAGTTTCAAACATTCACTGATGCAATATAGAAAAAAAATTCCTAAAAGAGTATTGAGTCGGTCGATGAGGATAGAAATTGCCTACCGTCAACGGTATGCCTGTAGACAGTGCGCACTCTTTCCAATACCACCCACGTTTGAAGTAGACCATATTGTGGAACTACAGGACGGAGGACGGGACATTGCGTCAAATCTACAGGCGTTATGCTCACAGTGTCATCGTAATAAAACACGACTGAACCGTTTACGTAAACATAAACTATTCAAGGCCGAAGCGGAACAACCCAACTTTGGTCAACCATCGCCACAAGCGGCACTAGCACCACAAGCACCACAAGCGGCACTAGCGGTACAAGCGCCACAAGCGGTACAAGCGCCACAAGCGGTACAAGCGCCACAAGCGGCACTAGGGCCACAAGCGCCAGAAGCGGTACAAGCGGTACAAGTGTTTAGTAAATATTTTTCTAAATCCTAGTTTCAACTATGTTCAACTATTTATAGATGTATATTTCTCTCTAATTATGATAGTTATTTCAATTGACCCGGGTCTTCGAAATTTGGGATGGGCAGTGTTTGATACCGAGAAATCTCACTTTATTAGTTTTGGGCGTTATGACTTATTGAAAGACCAACCAAAGGCAAAACATACCAAGTATACTTTTTTGGTCAAGACGTTTATTGATGCTTCTTCTGATGTTTTCCGACTGGCTGATGCGGTTTGTATTGAGATACAGATGGCGGCAAAATACAAGGTGATTGCTGCGGCATTTGAATGTTTTTTTTGGGGCATCTCACATATGGTCAGTCCTCGGTCGGTGCGGTGTCACTTTGATATTTCGACAGGCAATTATGCAAAAAATAAAAAAGCTTCGATTGAAATTGTACCGTCGTTATCTATTTCCTCTACCAATAAACAATGGTTTGAGCGTTTCGACAAAAAGAAAAGAGATGACGTGGCCGATGCAATGTTAATAGCTCTGTACTGGAGTGAGAAAAACACGGGAAATTCAGTGCCTCCGCGTCCCAAAAAACGACGACGAGTATTTAAACCAAAAGACAAACAGTGAATGCTACAATACGTCATTGCCCTCTTTTGTTTCTTGTGGTTTTTTCGTGTTTGGATTAAGATGTTTAAAGTCGTTGTCTGGCCGTTCAGGATGGTCTTCCGTATATTGGCGTGTCCGTTTAAGACGATAAAGGCAAGATATACATGCACCGCCGACATACCCGAAAAGACGAGCGTAAAGACTGATAAGTCCGCCTAAAATACCAATCGTTTCAAAGAGACCCGCATCGGAATGCCATTGGACCCATCCATAGGCAACCAATATACCAGCGCAACACGCCCCTCCTATTTGTTGAATCCGTGTAAAAACAAGTTGAAAGCGTTTTTGTAGTTCGGGGTCGACGGTTTCCCAGTCTTCAAGGTCTTCGTAAGTCAATTTGCGTTGGTGCATTCGACGCGCAGCGCTAGGATAGAGATTAAAAAACAAATACATCACAGTGACAGACACTGGAATTATATAAAGTGGTTGTCGACATTTCGGAATCCATAGTAGTGAGAGAAGAATAATAATCGTCCACCATGTCCAGCATGATTTCATTTGCCCGATAGTCTATTGGTTATTTATAGCATACTTATGTTGGAAGATATAATTTAAATTTCAGTGTCGTTTATTGTTTTAACTACTTTCCGAAAGGCTATTAATTTTTCAACGACCAATGTATGTGTTTTAGCCCATTGTGAAAAAAAACGCTCCAACCATTCGCGACTGTGTATTTTCATTGGTCCAGAGGTCTCTTTATATCTCACGACACGTCCCCATCGGTTCTCAATTCCGTCCAAAGCCGCTAGACGTGTTTCTGTTTCTGTCAGTATCAGTGCAGCACCTTTAAGAGCTTCGTCGTCCAAGACGTCGACTGTTCGTAATGCTTTAAGCGCTTCGTCTCGTGTTGCTGTCGTCGTTTTTTTGACCTTTTGTATATTTTCTAACCATAATATAACGGCGGTCGTAATTTTGGTGATATTCTCCTCGGTGTGGTCTACCGTTGGTTGGTCTGTCATATCAAAAACCTGTTGAAGGAGTGCTTTGTATTGATTTTCTTGTTTTTTTAATTTCGCAATATCCTTTGAAAGGACACTAATGTTCATAAACGCAAGTATGGACGGAGGCAGTGTTCGTTTTTGTTTTTTTTTGGGGGGCATCTTTTTTTTTTCCTGGGGTATTTCCATATTAAATAGACGTTTCGGGAGATTCTGACGTTTCGGGAGATTCCGACGTTTCCTCTCGTTACAGGAGGAACGGGTGCTATTGGCAGCGCGACTGCAACTGCACTCTCCAGTATGGGTCTCCGACTCATTATTGTCGACTTGTTTTTGGGGGGGGGGCATCTTTTTTTTTCCTGGGGTATTTCCATATTAAATAGACGTTTCGGGAGATTCTTCGGGAGATTCTTCGGGAGATTCCGACGTTTGACTATTATCGACGGTACTGACCAATCGTAAAGAAAACAACGGTATTAAATCAAAAGCATTGCATAATAACACCAATTTCCATAGATTTCTAAAATTTTCACCGGTTATCCCAAACATATTGGTGAACAATGACCCCCATTCCGATGAAATCACCCCCCCAAAATTGGTAATCGACATCAGGAGTGCGTAAAGAGTCGCCTCTACGCCAATCGGACATACACGTGCACCCAGAACGACCATGGGCATGGAAATAAACTGACTTACGAGTGTAATTACAATTCGTTCCGCTAGTGCAAAAACAAAGTCTGGAATTCCTAGGGTACGGTTTGTATGTAGAACCAAGAGTAGTAGTGTATTTTCCAGAAAAAAGGATAGCAACAGTGCCCATCCAAATATTTTAGTGAACGAGACATTGCGCAACCATTTTTTATAGATGATAGTGCCGATAATTGACACTATATATCCCATAGTGTCCAAAATACCAAACTCTGTCGGTGTAAATCCAAGTTCCCGGTCGTAGAAAAAGCTCATCGCACCACCATAACCGGGAGTCACACAAATCAAAAAAATAAAAAAGGCAGGTCTATAAATCATCGGACGTCGAATAGCGGACCAAAGTTTAACGCCTGTACGTCGCCAATCTAATCGCATCGTCGATGGTTGGTCAGGAATATACGTTGACAATATTGCTATACTCACAGGAACCATCGAATTTATCAGAAAAACATTGACGGCACCAAAACGCTCGTACATAACCGCCCCGACTCCGGAAGCGATTAACCCACCAGAAAAACGCATTATCCAAGCCCATGACTGGATAATGCCCTTATTATCACTTTTTTCGTCACGAGCAACCTCTACCAGTAACGAATCTGCCATCACATCTGTAAAACTCATACCTATGGAAGAAATAGTCAGCACAAAAGTTATAACGAATTCGTCATGAGGTACGAACGGTAAAACAATCCACATCGCACACGACAAAAAAGACATCATAACCATATAAGGACGACGACGCAACCCGAAAATAGGATAAGAATCGGATATAAACCCATATAACGGCTTCATGCACCAAGGTATAGCAGTGACTCCAAAAATAGCACCCATTTGTGCTGGAGTCACCCTTACATCTTCCATCAGCCAGTATCTCATAGCGACGGCGGGAAATTGGAAACAAACTCCAAGTAATAGATAAAAGGATAATAAAGGTATATGTTGAAACACAAGGCTTTCTCTAAATGTGTGGAGATGTTTAATCATTGAGAGAGTAAAAAGGAACGGAAATACTTTATTTTTTAATATATTCCTCGGATTTTATTAGAGATTGTTTAGTCCATGATTGTTTCAACCCGCGTCTGTAATAGATGGTGCCGGTTTTTTCGCACGCCACCCTTTCAATGCGAATAGGTGGCCTCGTAAATTTAGTTGTATATTGAGAAAACATTTGTATACAGTTATTATCTTTATATAGTATCTTTATTGAGGCGTCTTCGTACCACCACTCGGTGAATGGTATCAGGCAGCAAAAAATGAGAAATAATAGTTGCCGGTCCAAACTTTATATCCAGTCCTGTTTTGTGACAAAAGACTTTGGCACCCCACACAGACTCGCGGAGTAGTCTTAAACGTCGTTTACGTCGTACATAATGTTTTATAAATCGTTTTCGAACATGGTCAGTTAACCAGAGGTCTTCATAAGTCAACAATATTTGATATAAATGTGTATACGTCTTCATTCGCTGCGGTTGTAATGGTCTCGTTCTCATCAGTCTCGTTATCCACCCTCGAACCAATGTCTTTGGCGTCTGTCCCGATGTCGTTATAAACGGATTGGCACCATCTGCCAATAATAGGTCGACGGACATGAGACAACCGGTTCGTACCGCTGTAAATAAACAACCACTATGAGACAACATTAGGACAATTCCAAATCTTTAAATACTAATAATCACGCGTAAGAAAAAAAAATGATAATTAGATTTATAACTCGAGTTTACTTTTCTTTTTATAGGCATGAACACTTTTCACAAACCCAATATTGTTTTTTGAGACCAACTCGGCAGTATCAGCAGTCTTTTTAGCGACAAGTCCTTCATAAGCCCCCTGAAGTGAAGCCACTGCCGCCTTGAACGTTTCATCAATATCGGTGACACCTTTTTCATGGACAGATATTTCAAGAGCCAATTCCTCTGTTGTTTTGTCGTTAAGAAGTGCGATGGTCTCTTTGGCCGTATCGTCGCAGTTTTCGAGTGTACCAACATTGCACGATGGTTTAAGGCCCGATGCAAAAACCGTTAGAGTCTCAATATCTCGCCCACCGTTGTACGCTTCTAAATCAGAAACAGCTCCAAATTTGAGGGTTGGGAATCCTTTCACACCGATTTTGGTGCAAATCGACTTACCAGTACCATCACAGTCCACCTCACCAATCAAAGTAGTCGTAGAATCAGCAAAATCAGACGTTAATTTTTCCCAGGCGGGTGCGAGGGCCTTACAATGTCCACACCAGGGCGCATAAAACTTGATAAATGTCGTTTTACCAGCAGTTTGCTCGTCCCAATTTTCAGGTGTTAATTCAATTGACAGTGTAGCAGTAGCTAGTGTTGCGAGTACTATATTTTTAAACATTTTATAATGTAAATGTCCTTAATATAGTCTAAAATACAAAACAATTGGATTTGTTAAAAATCATACTATTTATAGACCATTTGATATGTCGTATGTCTGTACTGTCCCAACGCTCTGTAATTTGCTTCCGCGCACCAATTACAGCAAGTAATACTTTAGTTTCGATGACCGGTTCTTGGGAAAAATGCGCTCAATGGAGTCTCCACGAATACAGAACATCCCCTCTATTGTTATCCCATATACGTCTTGCAACTTGGAAACATCAAATGAAACATTCTATTGTAGACACATGTCTTGACTGGACCGTACAACGGACGCAAAACGGTCTTTATTTCTCAGTTGACATTGCTTTTACTACTCCGTTTTCTGTACAATTATCCGACTTTGAAGGGATTAACAACAAAGTACAAATCATTCTTAATCAAAACCAGTTCATCTTACAAGCACAAACACTGTTTCAACAGACACATCCAGGAGACAGTGCAGCCTCCGTCATTGCAGGTAGTACCGGTAATGATGGCGCAAGCCAGTCCGTCTGATGTACAACAATAGCATCGTGTATACCATCAAAGAGTTTCTGAATCCCTTCGCCAGTAGTCGCAGAGGTGTAGACATGGTCGAATGTATGGTCATTAACCCAATCGGATACTTCAGACGTACAGAACGGACTTAAATCTACTTTGTTTGTGACCACTATCACTACTGGTGAATGTCGTGGTGGACGATTCTTGATAATCTCTTTGTACCACTTTTCCAAGTCGTTCGTTACAGTGGAATCTGAAACGTCATGGACCAGCACAAACACATGCCCTCGCATAAAATAAGAACTCGTAATAGACATAAAACGCTCTTGTCCACAAGTATCCCAGACAGATACGTCGATGTCATCCAGCGATATCGACACAAAATCGACAGCTATTGTTGAGACATGTTCCGAAGTATTACCCATATATTTTTTTATAATAGAGGTCTTACCCCCCCCGACACTACCGACAAAGACAACATTAAAACGCATATAGAAAACAATACTCAGAGTTAAATACTCAACCACGTCCAAAAAAACATCACATTCCCATTACATTCACATTACATTCCCATTACATTCACATTACATTCACATTACAATTACATTCACATTCACATTACATTCACATTCACATTACATTCACAAGTATATAACAACACTTTATTATATAAATGGATACGTGTCGGATTTGTTATGAAACAGATTCTTTAATATCGGTCTGCAAATGCAATGGGACCATGAAATTTGTTCACGAAAGATGCATACTCAAATGGATTGAAGTGAGCGGAAAAGACACCTGCGAACTTTGTAGACAACCGTACACTATCGAACTGTTAAAAGACAATAGGCCCAATGCGCCAGTCATATTGATGATGTCCGGTATAGTATGGTCATATTTCCATGCTATTGTCGTACTAAACAATACAAATAAAACTTCAAACAATATATATGGCTTAATATTTATAACAGCGTTAATCAATGTGGTTTATTTTGTGTTATGGGTATTTATAAAGAGGGTTGACCCCGTATTTTCACTAGTGTCGCTCTCCATCTGGATTTTGATTTTTATATCGATATCGTTATATTTACAATTAGACGCAGGAATAGTTTCACAAGCAATTATAACTTATTGTATTACAGGTGGCTTATTCATATTGATGTTCTTCAATACTATCAAATAGTTAAAGTTCCATACCAAATAACCGAGGGTGCCGTTTCCATGGTCGGTCGGTCCTCCACTGGTAGTAATGGTCCAGAGTACCCCAGTCAGTCTTTTCCGTCAGACCAAAACGTTTCATATTTAATTGCAATATATCAGGATGGACATACAGCTTGAACAGTAAATATTTACTTTTGGAATTGTATTCAACATCGTTGGTTATCAAGCCTCGAAGCATTTCTTCACAATCGTGACGCGTGTGGTGTGGAGAAAACAATTTACCGTCAGTTTCTTCACACGCTTCCCGGACAGCCGTATCCACCGCGCTGGTGTCGGTAGCATCTGTTTTACCACCAATGTCTTCGAAACGTTTTTTGATATTTCGGAAAAGACGATGTCGACCATCCGATGTAATCAAAAGGATACCCGCAGCACGCACAGGCATACCACAGTGGTAAAAAGTAGGTCGGTCCGACATATACACTATTATTTATAAGGGTTCCCTTTTTATATAACTTATATTCAACTTATATTAAAATGCAACTTCTCGAATCTCTAAAGCTGGTGATGTTCTTTTTGCTCAAAAATGGCATAGTCGCCAACCTAAATTTCTTGGAACGGCCATTTTATAAAATATGTGGCTTTGGGGGCGGTGCTGGAAGGGCCTTTGGAACTGTTGTCATTGGACCGTCTCTTTTGTTTCTGTCTAATGGTACATCATAACCTGGAGGAGCTGGTCCACTGGTAGGTGGACGTGGACTTACGTACGTATCGCCCTTTAGAACTTTAACCGTACATTGGTCTTTTCCCCCCCTTCCGTTGGGTCCACAAACGAATACTTCTTTGGGCTCGTGGGGTTGTTGTGAATCTTTTGATGCTTTTATATATTCCTTCCCTGTCCATTTGGTTGCCATAAGCCCAACGACGCTTGCTATAGTTGACTCGATTCCACCTGTGGGTGGCTTTTCTACGGGCGACACCGACATTGGGGCCATACGTTCAATAGTCTCGTACTCTTCGAGTGGTGGAGTGTATCGACCATGCGTCTCATATCGCGTTCTATCACGGGTGGAACGGTCTTCTAAAAACTCTTCTTGATTTTTTCGTCTTGCTCGCATCTCGCGCATTCTTTGTCCTTTCCTTCCCCCAATCGCTGTCTCACGTCTTTCTTGTATGACATCACCCAAAGTTTGAAGATTTTCCCATAGAACTGACTTTGCATATACCTTTGCAGCGTTCTGAGCTTTACCATCTACGTGTTCGGCGCTATTCGATGCATCTTCATGAGTTCGCCATTGTAATTGACGCCCGTCGAGTAATAAATTTCCTTCAGGCACGTACAAGAGTCTATATTTTTCACCTGATATGTCCAATCCATTTTTGAATATCACATCGCTATTGTCAAGTCCTTCTGTGTTGCTAATATCAAATTTGAAGGCTTCGCCTTTTTTATCGGACATCAATGCAAAGTCAGTTCTATGGGTATTACCACCAGTATTCGTTAACTCGTTGTAAATTGTAGTGCTTTCATCCTCTGTGAATGTCGTATAGCCGTTAGCAAATTCATAACCATCAATTTGTTCCGTTTCGATTTTTAGTAGTCCGCCTTTAAATGCATTTCTATCCAGTTTCCAACTCTTTAAACTTTTAAGTTTTTCTTTTGAGATTGATTTCTCTGTATCATATGCAGATATTGGAGCGGTTCTCAATTCGCCACCTTTACAAATGGCTATTGTAACACCATTTTCATCCATGACAATATAATTTTCATGCTGATGAGTGGTTAATTGCTGCAACTCTGCCTGAATTTCTATATCGCGCATTATTATGGTGTCTTCCCTCATTTCTATTGGACCTTGTGGTGACTGATATGCTGCATCACTCCATACGTTGAGCAGTTTTTCCAATTCCTCATTAATCGTCGCTGCATCTGGACCAAGGAAATTTTGGTCTGCTTTTGTAAGGACTATTATATTTTTATCATCATATTCAAACCTTGGTTTAGCTCTAATAACCCATTTTGTTTTGGTGGTATCATTTGTCACGCCAAGCTGTGTGGACCATCTGTCATCTGATATATGTACCAGTTCTGATGTTACATCATGTGAAACGTTGTCAATAATGACCTGTACAATTTTTGGTCTTAAACGAGGACCAAAGAGACTGTCGGCATCCACCACAAACTCAATAACTTTGCCGTGCTTGGTGCGCCATTTGTAAATTTTTACCTGTTTGTAGTCATTTATTGGTATTCTGGCTAAATGTCCGGAACAATTGCCCCGAGACCATGCTTTTCTGCCAATGCCTAACGGGTCTATTCCAGAAAGGACTACAATGTCCATGAACATGCCGTAAATGAAACGCGCAGCAAAGGAGCGTCTCCAAAACTTGATGAACATTTTTTGTACCTTACGACAGTTTCTTCCGAGGAAGCCTGAGGAAAAAATTTGACACAATATATCTATGTACCATATAGGTTGAAGCAACTGCATATAAGTGATATTTGCACCCGATTTAAACAACGAAGCAAACCCCTCGTACGGACTTGTAATGAGAGCATACAACATATTTTTTGCGGTCGTGTGAAACCAAGATGCAGAGGCTTGAAACGCTTCCGGGAAATGGTTGATTGCCGCCATTTGACTACTAAACATTCCGGAAAAGCTCAACAGCCCACCAGCAACACCAATTGGAATAGCAAATGGCAATGCAGCAAAGTACGCAACACCCGCCGCAAACACGACCATGACAGCACCACCCGCCGTTTTTGCGGCCGCTATATTTAGAGCATTTGTGGAAGCAGGAGCAATCATTGTTTTTAAATTCGTAGATATATTAATCATTCTTTTTATCCATGGTGCCATGGAATCGGGCACGGCCTTGCTTATAAATGACGCTAACCATGAATTATTTCCCAATATTCGATTAAACCAACGTCCAGTACTTCCCAAAAGAGTTAGAATTGCATCGGCTATCTGCATACCCATCATCTGCGAAGCTAACTTTACACCTTTCCACATTACATAACTTGATGTGCCTCCCGCGGCGCCAGGGAACAAAAACCCCGCACCTGTCAATACAACTGTTTGAGCGGCAATACAACAGATGGTGTTTCCAATTAATAAGTACGTTTGATTGGAAGCAACCCAATCGACAAAATTCAGCACGTGTCTGTATGAATTGTACAACAGGTCTTCTATTCCACCACCAACGGATGAAAATATGTGGTCTACCATATTGGCGATATCATCAGTGGTCAAATACCGAACAATACTGATGAACAGTTTGCCGCTCGGTTCGGTCAGTATTTTTAACCCTTTCCAAAACCCTTTCCAAATCAATTCGCAAATGTACTTGACGAGCCCAATGCCTGCACGAAACGTTTGCTTTAAGTAGTGAATGAGACCCGAAAACAAACGAAATAGTAAACTTCCCTCTGGCTTTTTGAGTAAAGACTCAAAGTCCCTATTGTCTTTGTGGCCTTTGAGCATCTCAACGCTCTCGGCCTGTTCAATAATATTGAAGACACAATTTGCCGGATAGTAGACCCCATTATCTTCCCTTCTCATAAAAGCGTTCTCCTCAGGAGGAACTAATCGGGACAGACGCTCTCCCATTTTGTAGTTGAGTGGAATGGTATGATGAAATTTTTGAAAGACAAAATCTTTTTGGTCAGGACTTAAACTTTCGACAAAAGAAATCAACTTTCCCATAGTAAGACGAGTAAAAATACAGCGCGTCCCTTGAAACGGCTCATACACATAATATTCTTTGACCTCGTGGTTCACCGAAACAAAAGTATGTACACGCATGCCATCAATAGTGCCAATCTTATAGAACAATTCATCTCGTCGAGCTCTTGCAGTGCCCAAACTCAGTAATTTATCTCCGACTCGAACTTGAAAAGTATAATCCGGAGAAGAAATATCGTCGAGATTCTCTATCTTTTCATGTTGTGCAATATAATTGTCTACCCAAGCTTGAGCTCCAACAAGTTGGTCTTCTGTCATCTGTGCAGCCTCTTCAGCATCCCCATGTTCTTCACCTATAGCCTGAAACATATCTAGAGATATGTCCGCTTCCTTTTTTTCTTGCGCAACGTCATATTCGTCCAATGTGCCCATAAACTCACTCATTTGATTCAATCCCTCATCGATAAAGTTGGTAACACCACCAAAGTTTGGCGGTTCTAGCGCACAAATCGTATATAAGCTATATAATATACCAATGGACAAGCCAGCTCCCGTGGACACTCCAATAAGCGTGTAATAATACGAATCTACGTATGCTTTCATGCTATTGCAAAGGAGTAATCCGGCAGCAGAGCCCGCAGCTGCCGCCCCCCCTAAACGAAAAAAGGTATTGGCTAATGAACCAACATTCAATGTTGTCCTTATCATTTCACGTGCTCTTGCATTTGCAACCTCCAAAGTTACTCCAGTAGTTTGTATCACTGTGTTGGCGAGAGTTTCTAATGCGGTGGATGTCTGTGCTCCTGTCAAATTGGTAACGAAAAACACGCCTTCGTCATCGGTTACAAGCCTACCTTCCTCTGCTTCAGCAGCGCCAAACTGTTTGGCTTTCTCTTGTTCAATTGAGTCTCCAACAATATTTTGTACCGTAATTGTGTTTAAAAGAGCGCGTTGAATCTCGCCAGAGATAGCACCTTCTTCAAATAACCTTTGTACTTTACCGTGTTGCAACTGTACAAACTCTTCCAGTTTTTGTTTAAAAACGTTCAGTTCTGCAGCAAAACGGACTTGTGGGTCCTTTATCAAGTCCGAGCCTATATTGCGCAAATTTGTGTCGACTTTGGATGATATTTGTTGGCGCCAATGGTTTTCATAATAATGTACACGCATCTGCTGTTTTTTTTCTTCAGACGTGGCAGCCAATTGGTCGGCTTTAAAATACAAGTGCAATGGCACCTGTGCAATTTCAGCACCTTCGCGCGCTAAAATTTCGTCCATGTCTACACCCTTTTTTTTTAGTAAATCGTTTTCTTTTATTTCTTTTGGTAGTGGAGCAACTAACTCTCCTAGCCAATCAATAATTGGTTCAGCGGGTTCAAATGAACTTTCATGAGGATGGTTCGCATACAGATGATGCAATTCTATATGCGGCAAAGCTATTTCTTTGACTATATTTTTCGTGTGAGCATCTAAATGTCTAAAACGCTGCACATGATTGTCAACATGTGTTTGAATAAGTTTTGTTAGATTCATCAATAACAAAAAAAGTGACCTATATATACTGACATTTTATACAAAGATGAAACAAATTAGTAAAAAGAAAAACACGGGAGAAACTCCCAAAGTCGACCATGTTAGACGTCCTTATGAATTATATGTTGTCATATTAAGAGACAACAGCAATTATTTTGTGGGCAATGTCGAGCGACATGAAAAGGGAACTATTCTCATACAAAACGGATACCAGACTTTTATTCCAACGGAGCAAATTTTTGCCGAAGTTGCCATTACAGCTATGGATTTTAAAGAGTTTAAGCGCCTGGATACGGCTTCGTTGCTAGTATCACTTAAACGAATAGCCAGAGAGGACGTTGGTATGCTGAAGGTTTTGGGCAAGAAAAAGGTTGTGAAAAGACCAACAGAACACAGAGCAGATGCGCAAACACATAGAGCTCAAACTAGTTCACTTGGTTATTTGGGCTCGCTACTTAATCCAATTAGCGTGAAGGATTGGCTTTTTGGACAAACCAACACATCGAACCGGGCAAAACTTATATTTGACGAAATTGTGGATGATAAGACACAAACAGCTATGCAAACAGGAACATTTGTAGGAGCTGCTCTTGGGAAATATATAGAAAGAAAAAAAAGAGCAGCAGCTCCAGGTGGTCCTCCAGATGACGGAACAGACTACGACTACGAGGACGAGGACGAGGAACATGAAAGTGAAAGTGAAGAGACAAAGGAGGATGACACTAACCCTAACCCTAACCCTCACCCTTACGTTAAAAGAATTGAAAAAACGCCGGGTTACATCCCACAAGGAGGGTATAGTCACGAAGGAGTGGGAAGAGGCGGACAAAAAGGAGGAGGACATAAACAGCCGAATGAAAAGAGAAACAATAAACAAGCGCCAGACAGAGACGCGCGTACGCGCGCGCGCAGCGTAAAAAAAGACTTGAAATCGACGATTGAAAGAATAAAAGAGGGTCGGCAAGCCCGAGCCGCCACAGCTAGAAAAAAGAAGGATAGATTATTTACCGGCACCTTTAAACAGTTTGTGTCGTTATAAAATATCTGTATAAATACAACACTGATATTTATCATTCATGAGTATAGAAAACCAATTCCGTCAAATACAAAGGATTTGGCGCCACCGTCGAATGTATTATATGAAATCTATTGGGAGTAGAAAGATTCGCGAATTTGTACCAAAAGAGTATGTTGATTTTTGGCACGAACACGAAGCACAGTCTGCTCCCCAAGCCCAAAACTTGTCTGAAAAATGCATGATTTGTTTAACGCATATAGACAAAGAGACTGAGAGACTATGGACATGTGGCACATGTAATAAAGCGTTTCATCACGAATGTATTCGCTCTTGGGTTCAGTCGTGCCGTCAACACAATAGGACAACGACATGTCCAAATTGTCGGAAAGTCATTCACCTCTTTGATAACACATTACGCGATAACAGCTCTGGACGTGTACATCCAAAGTTATACAATTTGGCAGAGAACACTGTGACTATCAACGGTCAAGTATATGATATACAGGAAGAAACACTGGCGGATAAATTAAAGGCTATAAACCGAGTATTAGACCAGATACTTAAAAAAGTTTATCGTCAGGACTTGGACACACTTCAACGAATTAAGGAGTATCTAGACACTAACGGAATCGATTCAAAAAATGTTCAAGAAAAGATAGATAGTTTCAATTCCCAATCGAGCTGTTGTATAAGTTAGCGTTGCACCACCAAATTAAAAAAAAAAGGTCCTTTTCAAATAATTTAAAACATATGCTATTTTATAAGAAGAAGAGAGAATATCAAATGAATAGTATTCATGAAATCAAATTATTGCTGGCGGAAGGCTTAGTTATGATGGAAAATATAGACGAATCTCTAAAGCTGGCTGTTCACAAGAAAAAATTAAAAATAAAAGTCAAAGAATCTCTAAAGCTTTAGAGAATTGTTACAAGAAAAATAAAAAAAATAAATTAGTCATTGAGAATCTCTAAAGCTTTAGAGAATTGTTACAAGAAAAATAAAAAAAATAAATTAGTCATTGAGAATCTCTAAAGCTTTAGAGAATTGTTCACAAAAAAAATTAAAAATAAATTAGTCAAAGAATCTCTAAAGCTTTAGAGAATTGTTCACAAAAAAAATTAAAAATAAATTAGTCAAAGAATCTCTAAAGCTTTAGAGAATTGTTCACAAAAAAAATAAAAAATAAAATCAGTCAAAGAATCTCTAAAGCTTTAGAGAATTGTTTACAAGAAAAATAAAAAAAATAAATTAGTCAAAGAATCTCTAAAGCTTTAGAGAATTGTTACAAGAAAAATAAAAAAAATAAATTAGTCAAAGAATCTCTAAAGCTTTAGAGAATTGTTTACAAGAAAAAAATAAAAAAATAAATTAGTCAAAGAATCTCTAAAGCTTTAGAGAATTGTTTACAAGAAAAATAAAAAAAATAAATTAATCAAAGAATCTCTAAAGCTTTAGAGATTGTATTTTTTTTTTAACTGGTCTCTCTTTTTCTTTTTTATTGTCGATACAAGTTTGGACACATCGCTTGTATCTACTTATGGGTATGGCTTTTGTTAGCCACCAATACTTTTCACAGTGTGCCTGACATTCCTTTTTCCATATTTTTTTGAGTCCGTCGGAAGGTTTCATTATATCGAAGAATTCACCATTTATATACAAACTTAAAATTGACAGTATAACACGATAATGTATATAAAAAATGGCTTTAATTGTAGTTATGTATTACATGATTCAGTTTTCTAGTCTATGTATAATGTTTCGGGAATGGTATAGTAATATATTTGTTACTATGTCACCAAGGACGACGACCGCGCCATTATCTGTTTCTTTGGGCGATTATCCAGGATGTTGTCAGACAACGACCTGACAAAGGACGGAACGTATTGTTTCGTGTCATAAGACCGAGATGTTTCTATTTCTATCGCTTTTTTTTTTGTTTTAATTGGTAATGGTTTACTTTTTGTGGACATTGTCAATTCGATGGGCGTCTATATATATTCTTCACGAGGGAATTGACAGTAGTGTCATGTAAATCCATAAATGTCAGTTCGCATCCAATGTCTGTCTGTTTTCGATAAACGGGTATATTGAGGTCTTTCATTCGACTATGGACGATGTCACATTCATTTTTTAAAAGATTGACTGTCTTTTGACTCTGAATATAGTAGGGCGATTTCCCGATACCGTCTTTCTTATATGGCATCTGTAATAAATGTGTGTTATTTATATACATAATTATTGACATCAACCTGTTCCATGAAAGACCAAAATAATATTACCAATATCTTGAACAGGTCTCGATGCTTGGACAATACTAGATTTAGAATCATCAATTAAATCTAGTATTTTCATTATAGTTGAATAATAAGCTTTATATAAGTACTTTGGTTATTTCGTAATGAATTTGCAAAAAGTCAAGGATTTTTGTGCGATTCCTGTTTTTGTTTTTATTGCATTAACTTCTTCTATATATGATTCGAGGAGTAAATTGTCAGTTTTTTTTGCTTTTGGTTCTCTGATTGATACGTTTTTTGTTTCTTGGTTCTACTGGTATAATAAAACATGGACCATAGCACGGTTGAAAGATATCGCTGGTGCGTCTGGTATGTGGGTTTTTTGCCTGGCTCTGATAGTGTCCCCCATATCTCCAGAGATGCATAGGTGGCCTTATTTCTTTTGGTTTGCGGCCGTGGTTGATAGCATTTCCATTTGTTCGACGCTGTGTGGTCGATATGACTGGTATACCTTCAAAGTCTTGCCCCAATGGTTGGAAGGTTAGAAAGACTATACGTAAAAAAACAGTATATAAAGATTGTCTTTCTAAATATCTTTTTTATGTCACGACTAGCTTTCCGTTCTCCCGAAACATCGCCTGTCACTGTTCAAGTTGTACCAGAGACGACATCCCATCATATTATATTGGAAGCTACTGTTAAACCAATTGGTACGAATGATTACAACAAAGACCGCGTGGCTCAGCAGTCGTCGGTCCTGAAATCTTTACGCACAACTGGAAAGGATTTATTCGATATGAATGAAACTCGAAAGGTTCAATCTGCCGGTACCATACTTTACCAGACGACGGAAACGTACGGTACTGCCCTGTCGATTGAAAAGATTTGCGAAATGATGGGGCCCAACGAGCTTACATTACGCGTCAATTTCAATCGACCTGGAAAACATTCGAATACGACATGTATGGAACTTTCAGTGGCAACATTGGAAAAACTCGTTAAAACCACAGCCGATGCACATGGTCATAAAACCGCCGAATTAAGAATCAAAGCTGAAAAAACCGTACAAGCACCCCGACACGGTGCTGTATATGTGTCTATAGCCTCCAAAGGTACACAACATTACTTGTCACATATTGATTATAAAATAATGAGCGCATACGATGCGTTATATCACCAATAAAATTGCTTTATATTTTTATTTATTTGTCTATTCGTCCTCTCCCGCCTCCTCTGTATTCGGTGAATTCCCCGTCTCCTGTGGGCGCTCCTGTACTGGTTCTGGCATGGGGGTATGATTTATAGACGCTGCGGCACATGCGTGTTCGACATAAGTATCCCATCCAATGACTCCGCGTTGATAGTGTATGAAAAGTTGGTCGTGTCCGATAAACGGTGAGATGGGGAAGGAAATTTCGACTTGTATTCTTTTTTTCAGCGCATAGACATCTTCAACAGCTGCCCTTTTCCGTTTCTTCCCCATCGCCTGCATGAGTTGTTTTTTCACGCTTTCCGCATAAATGATATTGTAAACCCTCTCACAAGCCGACTGTGTGCTTGTTTTCCAAAACATAATTGTTTTCTGAAACGTTTGATGTGTTCCTTCCGCATCGGTTTTATGTGGAGTGTCGGACATGACCAATGACCGTGGAACACCCATAACCGCGCATATAACATCGTCATGTGACTTTATTTGTGCGCATAAGTCACCACGTCCTGTTTGTTGTGGTACATTGACAATGTGATGACCTAACGGTAGTGTGACCACATTGTCCAATGTCGACGAGCCTTTGGACGGTAAATAACCGTCTGAAAAAAAGGTGTCATATATGGTCTGTTGTTGTGCCAGCTGTTGTACGGCAGATTTGTTTCTCTGAAATTTATTATTGTCCGATGTGTCTTGCATATCACCATCTGCATAATAGTCGTAAGCAATTCCTTCAGTATTGTCTGTTTTAACGTCTACCGTTTCTGTCATGATGATAGGAGCTGCTCTTTTATTCTCCATTGTCAGACAAGTACCGCGCAACATATTAATGTACCGTATTTGTGGCAATAAATTACAGACAATAGATGTTAGATTCCCTTCGAGTGTTGGAGAAAATCCAAAAATATCAAGTACCATCGTATCGGGTACTTTGTTTTGCTGGTCGTCTATAACAATGTATTCGCGCACACCCATCTTATAAGACATTTTCACAGTGCAACAATTCGGCTCCAATACGACAGGGACGCGCAAACCGTCGTCCATTTGGAGGATGCGGACCACTACAATTCCAATTGATAAAATAGCATCGACCATATCCTTGCAAAATGGGAGCCAAAAATCGTTCATTATTTCTTGCATATGAGGGTCCGGTTTAGTCTTGCCACGACGATTGGAAAAAATAATACCGTTGGAAAACAAATGATGGTGTATCATATTACGACATGTGTAAACAACCGGCGATTTGCGAAGAAATGACGAAGCATGTCGAATTTCATCACGGTTTATAATAACTCCATGGTCCATTCTTTTTCCTAATTTATTCCCCTTATATAGTTCAATCCCAAATTGATTCCACAATATCAATCGCATGTAACCAAGTACAAGCCTCTACGGCATCACGAACTACACGCGTACGCGCCTCAAACGTTTGACTGGAAATGTATTTGAGAGAAAATGGGTATTTACGCGCCACATATTTCGTTTTATTACCATATGTCTCAATACAGTTCACTTTTTGGACAGATGCTTGCGAAATAACAGTTCGTGCATTCAGAACAGACTTGATATCACCAATGGGGCTACATAAATAAATATAAGATTGTAACATGGGCTTACCGTCCATGACTATGTTTTTATGAGTCAATACTGTATATTCTTGATTTTGACAGATTTCAGACAATACATCAGAGGCATGGCGGATGGAAACGCGCCAGTATACGTCATCCAATTGTGACTGTGAGGCCATTTCACCTCTTGGTCGGTCCATGTCTGACAAAGACGGCGGCAAAAATTGTATAGGAGTTGCATCTCGTAAAATCCACACGGTCAGTCCAATTATCGCAAAGATACCAAAACAATAAACAACCCAACGCTGCCACTGTGGTCGAGGTTTGTCATGGAAAAGACTACGTCGTCTGTTAAAAATACACCGGGATGACATCCACAATGTCAACGATTCGACCCTATATATAGGGTATCGAGTTCTATTAAAACCCGGATTCTATGCAGACCACTACTATTCGACATACTACTCCCGCTGTTAATCACAGACATATTCGTGAAAAAAACGCGTTTATAACCAAACTGCGGGCCGCCATTGATGCAGAAAATCAAATATTAGAGTCGATTGGCGGACCCACCATCTTTACAAATGGTCCACGACAAACGAATCTTTTAGACAGATTCTTACCGGCGGCACCGTATCATCCAAGGGAATCTCCATTAATGGACACATTCATCCAGAATATAGATGCTTCGTATAAACGAAACATTAATAGAACAGTCCTTGCTGATATGCTTAGAGAAGCAGAGACAGACCTACAAGAAATGGAAGCCTCAGTCCCTGTGCTTACCGAACGTATTCAAAAGACATTGACCATTATCTACAGAAATGGCGTTATCAAACCAAATCAATTCCCACGTACAAGAAATGGGTATCACTGGGAAATACAGACACCATACCAAACATGGGGACAAATTGGTCAAGTTGGAGAAGCTGTTATATACCCTGGTCAAACATTAGGTAAAGTAAGATTACATTTTAACGATGTTAATACACAACTTATATCCAACAGTGTTGACATCAGAACGGTCATTAAACGCCAAGCTTCCGCCGCAAAACGTCAGCCATACGTATTTGGACGGACAGACCCAGAGTTTATTACACGGTGCAAAGGTGTTGCCGGTAGAATCCTACGTTTAACAGAACCACGGAATGCCAATCAACCAATCATGGTTGCCAATCGGTTTTCCATGCGTGTCTTTCAAGATAGAGTCTCTCGCTTACCTAAATATCTGAATATGTCAGTGGTAGATATTATCGCGTTATGTGCCTATCAACTTTCACAACGTCGGCAGAGACAACGCGATAATAATTACATTCGAATGGTTGAATTCTGTGAACCAACCATTCATCTCAATCCAGATGCTCTTCGCAGAACACTTAAACGCATTGCCGCGGGAGATAATGTTACACTACAATTGGGTAATGCTATTCAACCAGTCGACAGCGATGCCGATTACGATACAGACAATTCCGTTTCGTCTGGTGGAGAATCTAGCGAACTTTCCGAAGAGTCATCGGAAGAAGTAGTCTCTGATGCCGAATCCGTGACCGAATCAGTTGACGAAGATGCCGAATTCGACGCCAGTGACCGCGTCATTGTCACCGACGGTAAATGGAAGGGTGAAACAGGTCGAATTCATTCAATTACTGACACGAAATACCGACTCGAACTTGACAGTGGCAACACTACCGACACAGGTCTGTTACCACTGGTTAATAAAGAAGATGTACAAGCGCGTGAAGAGTCGTCGGAAGAAGAAGAAGAAGAAGACGATATTGACGTCGATTTAGTTGGAGAAGAAGACGACTATGCCCGTTTAAATTATCCCGCGCTACAAAGCATGGCCAAAGATAATCAACTTTTTGAGTACAATGTCAGTGACATCTCTTCCGCGGATGATATCAGAGAAGCACTACGCAAACGAGACGCGCATACTATTGAGACAATCCAAGGTGCTTTTGACTTGTATGATAAAGACGGGAATGGTTTAATTTCAATCGACGAACTCAAAAGGGGTTACGATGCTATCGGTAGAGAAGGTGCCATCGATGCTTTGAATGAAAACGATGGTGATGGTGACGGATACCTTTCATTTGAAGAGTTTAAAAATTGGAGTTTGAAAACGAATGCCGTTCAAAACTGGGAAGATTATTCAGCCCAGGCCAAGGAACAAGGGCTGTCGTCGGAAGACGATATTGACGTCGATTTAGTTGGAGAAATTGACGTAGTTGGAGAAATTGACGTCAATTTAGTTAGAGAAGAATTAGTTGACGACGACAAAGCAGACACAGCCGAGGTCGTCGATTTGTCGACAGACTCGTCGGAAGAGCCAGCCGGAAAGTCCTCCGACGAAGAAGACAAAGCAGGCATAGCTCTGATGATGTTGCAGTCCTCCGATGAAGAAGACGACGACGACAAAGCAGACACAGCCGAGGTCGTCGATTTGTCGACAGACTCGTCGGAAGAGCCAGCCGGAAAGTCCTCCGACGAAGAAGACAAAGCAGGCACAGCTCTGCTGATGTTGCAGTCCTCCGATGAAGAAGACGACGACGACAAAGCAGACACAGCCGAGGTCGTCGATTTGTCGACAGACTCGTCGGAAGAGCCAGCCGGAAAGTCCTCCGATGAGGAAGACTCTGTCGACAAATATGATGATTTAGACCATTCAGCCCTTAGAGCCCAGGCCAAGGAGGGTAAGCTGTCTCAGTACGGGGTTAACGGCAACTCTTCCGCCGATGCTATCAGAGAAGCACTGCGCCGCCGAGACGTGGGGTCAGCCGAGGTCTTGTCCAGCGATGACAATGAAGAAAGTGAAAATGACGATGCGACGGGCTCGGATGAAGAATCTAGTGAGCTTCCCTCTGACGAAGACTCTGAGGAAGACTCTGTCGACAAATATGATGATTTAGACCATTCAGCCCTTAGAGCCCAGGCCAAGGAGGGTAAGCTGTCTCAGTACGGGGTTAACGGCAACTCTTCCGCCGATGCTATCAGAGAAGCATTGCGCCGCCGAGACGTGGGGTCAGCCGAGGTCTTGTCCAGCGATGACAATGAAGAAAGTGAAAATGACGATGGTCCATCCTCCGTTTCTTCCCTTAGGGATGGAGACGAGGAGGAGGAAGGAGATTTTTACAGTGATTCTGGCAATGATGAAATGGAATTGGCAGCAGTCTCCGCCGAGTATCGTAAATTAAATCGCAAACATCCAGGTGATTTGAGCACCATGTTGGCCAACATGTCTGATGATTGGGCCTCTTCCGAAGACGAATTAAATTTCGCGGAGGAAGAGGAGGAGGAAATAATTAAAACTTCTTCCGGACTTGAATTTGCTGAATCTTCAACGGTTGAAACAGATAGTGATTTGGATTTTGCTGAAGATACATCCAAATCCAAGTCTTCCGGACTTGAATTTGCTGAATCCTCAACGGTCGAAACGGATAGTGATAAAGAGGCTGTTTCTTCTGGACTTGGTTGGGCGGAATCTTCGGACTATGATTGAGGATTGGTCAAATTGACATATAAAGGGTAATATATAATAAATATAAATGAGTCATAAAATAATGTTATGTTTTGTACGGTCTGATTCTGACATTCTAGAAGCTTCTTGGTTAAACCGTGCTGCTTCTTCATTGGCAACTGTCGAAGATGACGAATCCCCCTTCATCCACGCCGAGCTTTTGTTTTGCCCTCCTGGGACAAATGTGGGAAGTACGAGTTCCGTCTCCGGCTTGGCTTGTAGTATTGTCTATTCTGGCGCTGTCCATTTGGAATCGAAGCGTTTTTCACGAAAAGAATGGTTTTTCCGTTCTATGGAGTGTAGCAAAAGTCAATATGACACGATGATGAATTTTTGTTCGGACCACAAAGGGAACGGCTTTAATCATTTAGGATATTTTATGTATTGGTCACCTATTAAACCAAGTCCTATGTCCTACACGTGGCTTGGGTTATCTCCGCGGTGGTATTGTTCCGAGATAGTGATAGGTGCGCTTAAAGAGGGAGACATATTAGCAGAAGACGTTTCGCCGTCGATGCATCCGCATGATTTGTACAAATTGGTACAGGGTAATTCTATGGCGGATTGTGGGCGTGATATGAATAAAGTTAATTTACGCTTCGTTTAATTCTACAGTTTCTGCAGTTTCTCCATGTAGTATTGAGATACGTTTGACCCCATAGACGGCAATGGACAGTCCCATGACAAACATGAATTGTTGCCAAGTGGTAAGAAGTGACATATCATCATAGACAAAAACGCCCGAAAATGTGGTAAACATAAACCATGATGTTTGATAGATAATAATACAATAGTAAGCGTCGTGTTTTTCGAGTCCTTTATTGAGCCAGATAATGTGTAAAACAATGGACGCAATACATAGTATAATACAGGCCATCAGCGTATCTAATCGTACTGTCAGTAGTCCGTCTTTAATTTCTGAAAAGGCATAGGCGATGTATTTTCCCATGCAGACGTTTTGAGCCCCAAGAGCACCACCGATGAATGGATACCCTATACGTTGTATGGTGGTTGGTAATTTATTTTCTTTGAGAATTGCTGCAAAAATAAGAAATACAGTCCAATTGAGGATGATATAGACATAGGAGATGGTTCTATCTAATAACTGTGGTACTGGCATTCCTGAACCGTGTTCTGGCGTGACCGATATCGCCAGTAGACACCCTAGTATTACATAGGTAATGGCAACCCATTCTTTTTTGGTGGGTACTTCAAATAAGATGACCCGCGTCACAACCAAATTGATGATAATGGAGGAGGACCCAAAGACTCCAACTGTTGATGGGGGTAGCCATGTAAGAGCCATGAAATCGAGGGCAGAAGCCCCTGCAGACAATAAGATTGCAATGATAAAAAGTGGCCGGCAAAAGACTGAAGTTTTTAAGGGTTCAATTCGCTTACGATTGCGTGTTCGCGGGTCGTGATAAAAAATTTCATGCTGTGCCATTTTCTGGAAATTCATAGAAACGGAGGATGAAATCGACGCGATTAATAAGAATAAATACCCCACTATTTGTAAAATAATCATGTATACTTTAAACCACTACGTTTATATCTATTCACGGTCTCTTTAAAATAAATCCATAAAATAAAAATAATGACATATATATTAACAAAGTTTACTCAATATATGATTCTCCACGGCACAGTTGGTTCAAAAGCAGTTGTTGCAGAGATAACACCGACGACCTGTACACTCACGCACAAAAATAGTATTATAATGAATTCAGCGTGGCTTGTTTGTTTTCAGCGCGTTTCACCCAGACTCAAAACTTGTGATGTCGTGTGGGTCAATGGTGACGTCGTCCATGTACAAACCATCGACAGGTCCAAACTGACGGAACTTCGTGATAATTTAACGATTCCAATGTTTGATATTGGGATGGACCCTGCGCCTTGGAAACGATGGCAATCTCTCGCTAAAAAGGAACAGTGGCACCTGGAAGATTGGAAATACTTTTTAACTCCAGTGGATGACTCCGATTCAGATTGGAAACCAGGGTCTGAGTCCGAGTCCGAGTCCGAGTCCGAGTCCGAGACAGACATTTGAGTACAAAATTACATTTAAATATTGATATTTTATATATAGTGACTCAGACATTTGATTTAAATTTTCCATGTCCTACAATACGAATCATACAGGACCGTACTCTCTCCATAGTGGGGTCCTGTATACAACAGAGACATAGTGAAAAGCAAAATTCCCCAATAGCATCCCAATCGTCCAGTGAAAAGCGACCTCCGATTTCCTTTCTGGAGGTCCAGTAAGATTTCCAACTATACGAATCCGATAAGTCCACCACCGAGCAAATATCATTTCGAAGTGGACCGATGACACTCTCTCTCAATGCCACTGAACCAATAGTCGTCACATATTCAATGACTGGCGGTGGTCCACGCTTTTCCAACAGTGATTCAATAGCCCAATAGTCCAATTCTCGCTCTGAATACAAAGGTTCTGTTTCGTCCTCACTATCCTCGTCTGAAGACAGTGAGGCATCTGACAAGTAACTTAGAATAGAAGGCATATTTAAATCTGAATTTAAATATTTATACTTTAATTTTTATACTTTAATTTTACATTCTATGTAAAAAATCACTTATTCCGAATATAATATACAAAATAATATCATTTAAATGTTGGTTGTAATATGGTTCTTCCTGTAGATGTGTTGCATATAATAATTTCATTTTGTCCTTTAAAAACACGATATCGCTGTTCTTTTTTGGGTCGTTTATATTTCCCTTTTACAGATGACGAATGGAGTACATATGGGATATCGTACAAGCTCCACAACGCGACGCGTACTGAGTTGCGTTTGTTATGTGAGCGTAATTACCGGAGTCAGTTTCGTATTTCTAGACGGTTGAATACTATCTGGTCTCATCATTTTAATGAACCGTTGATGGTGTGGTCGCCTTGGACTATCAAGCGTTATTGCAGGCGTGGGGTGAAAAAGATGGATGTTATATTTAGGGAACATAATTTTGTGGAGTTTGTGCGGTGGTTGGGGCACAAATGTAATATAACAACGCCCTGTCTCCGTAAAATAAACCATCATGATTGTGTTATAGCAACGGTCTGGTTTTCCTCGACAAAAAGGATGGAAATGACGCTTCTTTCAAAGGGAACAAAAAAGAAACGTTTTTGCGTCGAATCTTACCTTAGGCCTTACGAGAAGTCGCGGGCACTTTTAGAATTTTGCGTTGTTCAGGAACGCTTGACATTACGGATTCAAAAACTCGATTTTGTGGTCTAGTTATTTCATCGTTGTCGCGCCCTCTTTTTTTTCTTATAGTAGGAGCAATAATAGTGTTCCAATGAGAGACTAATTGTTGCATATTTGACAGGGGTTCTGAGGGGGGTAGGTTTTTCGCGTCCATTTTATCAACGTCTGTAACCTTAAATAGTCTATAATGTCGAGGAAAGTTCGGTGGTTGGTGCCCTTGCGTAATAATTACCTTTACGGATGAAACAATGCGACGCCATTACTTCTATCCATTGATGCGTGACAAGTAATTTGACGACCAGAATGGTTATAAAAACATCCATACTGTATTGATATTTGGAGCTAAAAATAAAAATCATGGTTAGAAAGGTCCAACATTCGCCGAGGGCCCAGACCATCCACCGCAACCGAAGTTTCCGTACTGAAATCATTTGTACAGCAAGTCCAGTAAATATGACCAACTGAGCGAGGTCGGAAGACCACAACATATTCCCACAGGCACGGCTTGGATATTTCCACAAAACCCAAGAAATATCCTTGTCTGTCGGTATGTTATAAACCTTTACACAATTTGGCGTTGAATCTGGCACTACCGTTAGTAACTGTGAAATTGAAAAAAATGGAATCACTATCATCTGTATGGAAAGTATTTTGGCGGGGAATATGGGCTTTTTCGAACAGGTCCACCATGCTAAAATAGTGACCAAGACCCAACTATAGGTGCAAACATCGACCATATCACGCAAGGCTAGAGTGACGTATTGGTCCATGTTATAACCTTTGACCCAATCTACAAATAATGTATCGTGGAGAGGGATAAATGAGGTACCATTTGGAAGTGATTCGATATATCGAAGCTGTCGCAAAGATATCAAATTAGTTAACACTAAATTTGAATAAAATAAGACAATACCACAGAAAAGAGCTGGCAATACACGAAGGGACATTTGGATTTGCAAATAGACGTATATAGTGAATATACATGAATCCAATCATGAATAATACAATAAATAATAATACGAGCATTTCAGACCCTTGGGTGGAATCGGGTGCCATGGTTTATGTCGCACTAACTGTAGCCACGCTATCTGCAGTTATTATGTGTTGTACATGGTTTATCAAACAACGATTTAATAAAAACGGCTACGGTACTTTGGACGTCACTGCCGATGACGATGACGATGAAGAGGACATACCATTGGTTACTGGGAAACAAGTCGAATTATCGGAGAAGGAGACGGACGACGACGACGATAACCCTCCTTCAGATGCTTTCACGATGGAAGACTCTTCCTCTGACGATGATATTAACGCACATGAGGATGCTGTATAGAGTAGAAGTACACCGGTTGCGACCAGTGCCCACCACCATTTTATTTGACATTTATGTAATAAAAAACTAGCCAACCAGAGGACTGTCACCCAAATATAAAGTACAATTTGTGGAATAATATCTCTCCGTTCTCTCCGTTTTTGAATAATTAACTCTGTCATTGGGTGACGTTGGCATAAAAAACGCCAACATTTCCATCCATAGATATGTACAAGGATGGTTATAAAACAGGAGATTGCTAACAGTGTTAATATAAATGTCCACTGTATATTTTCAAAACAGATACAGGTACCACGGACAATGACTAACCCAACAATAGCTATCGTACATGAAATGGAAACATTAAAAAACATTCAAAATAACATAGTACTAATTTATACTTCTATTTTAACTACTTTCCACTGTGTTGTAGAAAACATATGA